CACGAACAGCTACGCAGAGTTCGTCCTAGGCCTGTATGCAGCGCAATTTAACGACTGCGCTGTACAGTACCCAGCACTTGCCAAGGAGTTCAAGAGGGATTTGTCCCGTTTGCGCTCCGCGGTCGAGTCACATGGCATCAGGTTTGTACTTGATGTCATGCCAGCTTGGCGTAGACACTTTGATCAGTGCCTAGCCTCGCAGCGCCTAACCCCATCAAATCTAACCCATTTCGGGGTAGGTTTGAAGGGGGGATCAGTCCCTCGTTTTCTACGGGGGTTGGTCCTACGCGTTTTCGACCTTACTGGCAGTCTAAGGCCGGATCCTGACGTGCAAGCGATACGCTGCATAAGGCAACTCTTAGGAGTTGCCCGACGGCTTCGTATCGATTGCGGACCCAAGGCCCGCAGTGATGCGGTCCGTGAGTTTGTCAGAACCGATCTCATGGTCCAACCTCCAACCCTTGATTGGGAAGGAGAGGAGGAATTCTCTGAATCAGAGCTGGCAGCTATATCCTTTTTGGATATGCTGCCAAGTCCTGATTCGAAGAAGCAAGGAGATTTCCTTGCCGATGAGATCTCGCCTCTGAACTACAAGCATGTTGAATGTATTCAGCGTGTAGCTGACTACCTAACGACATGTTTGGGTCAGTTTGACCCGCATGAGGTGAGGCTAAGACATGGACCAGGAGCGGTATCAGATCAGAAATTCGGTGCCCATAAGTATGAGTTCCGAAACTGGCCTGATAGGCTGGATCGTGTCTTTCCAATGGCAGATTTTGCAACAGCAAATTATGCTAATTGGTATGACACGCTCCTATACAAGGTTAGCGAAGCGGAGACTCGTAAAGAGTATCCGGCAAAGCTTTGCGCAGTACCGAAGACACTGTCGACTCCGCGGCTCATTGCCGCTGAACCGACGTCTCTTCAATGGTGCCAGCAAGGCATTCGCGACTTCTTGTATTCTCGGGTTAGCAAGTCCATTATTGGGATGTTCATCGATTTCGGTCGACAAGCATCTAATGGTGAACTGGCGCTCGAGGCCTCCCATAGCGGGCGACACTGTACAATTGATTTGTCCAGTGCTTCCGACCGCATATCCTGTTGGCATGTTGAGCGACTTTTTCGTCGCTCACCAAGCCTTCTCGATGCATGCAGGGCAACTCGCTCTGTGTTTATCGAACAGGATATCTGTAGATATACTCCCCGGTTTGTTAAACTGAGGAAGTACTCTACTATGGGTAACGCGACCACTTTTCCCGTTCAGTCTCTCTTCTTCTTGTG